CTAACTAGTTTTTATATTGCAAATAAAATTGGAAAATTTTCTCACTATCGAGAGGATTCGATAATTGAATACGAAGTCGTGATTGATTATTCATTATTAAATGAATGCTTTAATCATTTATTGAAATCTAATAGAATGTTAAACAATATAAACAGGCCGTTTGATTTAAAATTAACCTACGAAGATCACATAACCTTATTACCATCTAAATTGACATCAAATTTCTTAAAGACCCCTCTGCCAAAAAATTATGTAGATTTGCAAAATGAAATATTGATTTTTTGTAATGAAAAGCTTGGTAAAACCATTATTTTTTAAAAGAAGTATAAATAATTACATGCGTTAAGTCGCAGAATTTTTAAAGGAAAAATAAAATGGCAGTTTTTACACGTACAAATGGTAATGCACAAAACGTAGTCAGCGTTGGTAACATTGCTCTAAGCACAGAAGCATCAAGTGCAAACGTATTGATCAGCACAGGTATCGGCAAGCCAGTTCAGGCTTTTGCTATCAACTCCAACGTTTCTATGACCACACAATTTGGTACAGGCGAAGGCGTTGAAACAATCCTACGTACTATTGGATTGAATGCTACATTGTTGGCTTACCAAGTCGGTACAGCAAACAACGGTGCAGTTACAAATGGTCTTCTAAGCGTTCTTGTTGAAGAATCAGCATGGAATGCAACAGACCTACAAGCTAACATTGTTGCAGCTACCAGCAGCGGTTACAATACAACAGGTATTGTAGTTACACAGCCTGGACTACGTCTAGCTCAGTAATTTTAGCATATGCTAAAACAAAAAGGCACTTTTATAGTGCCTTTTTTATTGGCTATAAATATTTTTATGAAAACGTTTATATGTGCCACTCTAATAGATATAACTCCCACAGATGTTACCAAAGGCGATAGCCCCGAACGAGATCAACAACGTAACTGGGAAACAGTATTACAGGTACTGGGATTAAAAACTCAACCAATAATTTTAGGAGGACCTGAAATAGTGAATAATTTTGAAGGAGCTAATAAAATATTTGGAGAATTTTATCAGACTATGCAAAAAGTCTGGGTATTTAAATTTACCAGCGAACAAAATATATTCACTGAAGATCAATTATACGAAGATTTTGAACAAGTACCAGTGATAACTGGGCTAGACGAATCTGCTAGATTCATGCTACCAATTTTTCATAGCTATGGGATATTAAAAAACATATATTTTTCTACCGTAGACGAACTAAATATTAGTTGATGCTACGGCACCATTAAGGCTTCTTTTCACGGCACATTTAGGCAACAAATTAAAGCATCGCTATATAAGGCGTAATATGAGCAAAACCACCGATATTGAAAAGAAAAACCTTGAAGCGCACGTAGAACTTTGTGCGGAAAGGTATGCAGCTTTGGAAACTAAACTAGACAATCTTGATGAACGGATGACGGTCATTGAGCGTCACATTGCGGAAATTAAAGAAAGTATCACAAATAAAACAGGTGGCATTAACAAGCAAATGATAACTATTGGAACTACAATATTGGGTGTTATGTTTACAGCCATTATTACTCTTTTAATTCATCTGGCATCAAAGTGAAAATAGTAGAACTTACGCAAAATATAAATGTGGCCATCACAAATGAGGAAGCCGACGTGCTTTCTCAATTTGACGAAGAAACACCTGTTATGGCTAAAAGTGATATGGATGACAGACAACAACATATGGCTAATCAATTAGTGAATAAAAATCTATTAACAAGAAAAAATGAAAACGGCCGAATCATATACAAAAAACGAATTAGGTAAACTAATAGTAGACCTTGCAGTATCTAAAGTAAATATCTGGGCAAAAAAAGAACTCAATTATATTCGATATGCTCTAAATCAACCCGTGGTGGTACCTATAAATGGTAATCAGTGGGTTATAGGTAACTATGTAATAAACAGTTTAGGCACTCATAGGTATAAAGTTATTAAAGATAACAATTTAATTCATATATTTTACAGTAAGCCGGCCGCAGTACTATATGCGGCCCTTACTAAAATGCATTACTATAAAACAGCAGATGGGTTACTAACCGCAGATATTGATGTAGCTCGATTGCACGATGAACTAGAATTCTATACTGAAAAACTAACAGCTAAGGGTAAAAAAGATCCTTTTAAAACACAGTTGTGGTATTCAAGATACAATGATTTTAAATTAAAATTCAAACCTGCTCGCGAAGAATTGGAAAAAAGAATCGCAACGGCTAAATATATAAAAATCTGGGAAACCTTAATATGAATTTAAAAGAACTTGCACCGCAAAAAACAAAAAGATTGAATCGTGTCATGGAAAGCCGCTTTGGTTTTTCTATTGATTACGATAACTTAACTTACGCAAAAGCTCAACGGTTAAGTGCCGCATTGGGCGAAAGTCTAAATGTTATTAGAAAAAGTTACGGCGTCCATACAGCAGAAAAAAATCCAAAATACATGGAAATGCTTATGGTCCGCGAGGGCTTGACTGAGTGGATTAATCAACACGAAACTCTATTAGAAGGCGAGTTGGAAACAGCTGAAGCAGTACTGGCAGCTAAAGACATGGTTGACAGTGTTCAGGATATGATCACTGATGCTAGTAAAATGATGAACGAAGAACTTCCTCCTTTATTAGATACAATACGTGATCAAATTGGTACTGCACAAGCTGATAGTTATAAGCAAACAGTTACAGCAGCACTACAAGGATTAATGGATTCGTTGAATGGCGCCCGCGATGCATTAGACAACGGAGCTCGAGTACTTGCAGGCGAGCAACCCGACCAAGCTATGAGCATGGGCGGTGATCAAGGATTGTCTGGCCAGTTGCCTCTAGCAGATTTAGACAATGATTTAGATTCTGAAGATGACGGCTTTGCAGCCACCGACGCCGCTGCAGGTGGAGATGAATTGGGCAGAGAGCGTCGTTAATGCGAGCTATTGACTTTATTAACGAAGACGAGGACAATCAAGACCGCGGTGATTATGGAAACATAATTACCGCTCTGAGTCTTCTGCATAGTAAAGTTATCAAAGGAGAAATTGCCCCCGAAATACCTACACCAATGGTAATTCGATATATAAAAAATACTGGTCTAACTGGGTTTACTTACCAAAATTTAATTGCAGCCAACGAAGCCGAAGATTCAATTAAAGAGCTACTCAAAAATATTACACCAGAAACTATTAAGTTTACCACTGATTCTCAAAGTCAAATTGACAATCCGGAAGAATATAAGGCCGCGGCCGATAATCCAGAACAAACTGTTTCGAACATGGCCAAAAGCGCCATGAAGCGTAGACAAAACTAATTAAATACTGTAAAATAAGCTTAGGAGATTACTATGGCCTATTCAGAAAAGGTTGTGGATCATTACGAGAACCCACGAAATGTGGGATCATTTGATAAGGAGGACACGCACGTTGGGACCGGCATGGTTGGCGCCCCAGCGTGTGGTTAGATAGGCGATGTAATGAAACTACAGATAAAGGTTGAAGATGGCATTATTACAGATGCGAGATTTAAAACGTATGGCTGCGGGTCGGCGATTGCGTCTAGCTCTCTTGTTACAGAATGGGTCAAAGGTAAAACTCTTGATGAGGCAGGAAGCATTAAGAATAATCAGATTGCAGAAGAACTCGCCCTACCTCCAGTCAAAATACATTGTAGCATATTGGCCGAGGATGCCATTAAGGCGGCAGTAAATGATTACCGTAACCGATACAGCAAGTAAAAAAATTCAACAACAATTATCTAAACGAGGTAAAGGTGTTGGTCTTCGTATTGGTGTTAAAACCACTGGTTGCAGTGGACTAGCATATGTGTTAGAATATGTAGATAGTCCTGCTCCTGGTGATCAATGTATAGATTGCAACGGTTATAAAATGTTCGTTGACCCAAAAAGTTGTACTTATTTAATGGGACTAGAAATAGATTACGTAAGGAACGGGTTAAACGAAGGATTCGAATTTAAAAATCCAAATGAACGTGACCGTTGTGGTTGTGGAAATAGCTTCAGAGTATAAATGTTAATCAATAAATTTAATTACACATCAATTAGCAGAACAACAATAGAGGGAAAACGCCATTATGCGTTACCAGACGGCAGCGCAGTTCCCAGCGTAACAACAATACTTGACAAGACTAAACCAGAAGAAAAACGTCAAGCACTAGCTAATTGGAAACGCAGAGTGGGAGAACAACAAGCTCAACAGATCACCACAGAAGCTGCGGGTCGAGGAACACGTATGCATAAATGGTTAGAAACCTACGTCAAAGAAGGCAATATGGGTACGCCTGGGTCAAATCCTTTCAGTCAGCAAAGCCATGCCATGGCCAATGTTATTATCTTCGAAGGACTGGGTAAAAATGCCACTGAGTTTTGGGGCGTAGAAGTGCCCGTATACTATAGCGGGCTTTATGCAGGTACCACTGATTGTGTGGGGGTTTGGAAGGGCAAACCGGCTATTTTAGACTTCAAACAGACTAATAAACCCAAGAAAAGAGAGTGGATTGACGACTATTTTATACAGCTGGCAGCCTATGCACTGGCACACAATAATACCCACGGAACAGATATAAAACAGGGTGTAATTTTAATGTGCAGTGCAGAAAATCAATATCAAGAATTTGAAATACTTGAAAATGAATTCGAGCATTGGACCAACGAGTGGCTTAAGCGAGTAGAGCTCTATTACCTATCTAACTAAATACAAGATAGGAAATAGACAAAATGGCAATTGTACAAATATCACAGATCAAACATAGACATGGGGTCAGAAGTGATTTACCACAGCTGGCTACAGCTGAATTGGGCTGGAGTATAGATACCCGACAACTTTATATAGGAAATGGCACACTGCAAGAAGGTGCCCCAGAAGTTGGGATAACAGAAATACTAACTCAGTATAGTAACTTACCAAACTACACTGTTTATACTCTTGGGATTACTGCAAACACAACTGCCAATGTAACCAATGCTATTGCAACCAACAATACTCCGGCAATTTATATTCAATATGCAATCATTAGAAATAATGCTTCTAGATCAGGTTGGTTAAAACTGGCCAGCAATACCGCTAATGTTGCAGCACCTGGTGCAATTGTGTATGATGAAGAATACAGCGAAACATCTGATGTTGGGGTAGTTTTTGGGTATACGCCTATAGGTACAACAGGTTCAAACGCTTATGTTCAACTTACTGCAACAGTATCGAATTCGTCGGCATTTAGTGCAAATATGCAGTATACTATAAGCACTTTATCCTTTTAACTTTATCAATTATTAACAAGCATGTGGAATCTACTACCCAGCGAACGGCTTCGCTGTTGGCAAGATTTTCGTAAATCTATTAGCCAAAAAAATTTCGAAGATGCTCTCAAAGAAACAACACATTTGTGGAGCTACGCACCATATCAAGCACACTATTTAACCACTGATCAAATTTCTGAATGGCCAGGCCCCTGGGAATTAATATATGAAAACTATTACTGTGATCTTGCAAAAGCTTTAGGAATAGTGTATACTTTATATCTAAGTAGTCATAGGTCAGAAATTGAAATAAGGATATATAATGATCCTTCGACCAAAGAACACTATAATTTAGTATTCGTTGACAAAGGAAAATATGTCCTTAATTACATTCATGACGAAGTAGTAAATAAAAAACAAATTAATAAAGATTTAAAATTAATTAAGACCCTGTCTGAATCAGATCTGGGTCTTTATAAATTACAATAAGAGAAAAATATCAATGACACAAATTCAAGTTACAAAAAGGGATGGTCGCAAAGAACCACTAGATTTAGAAAAATTGCATAAAGTTGTATTTTGGGCCACCAAAGATATCACGGGAGTAAGTGCTAGTGAATTGGAAATTAAAAGCCATATTCAATTTTACAACGGAATTAAAACCAGCGACATTCAAGAAACAATGATCAAAAGTGCTGCTGATCTCATCAGTGAAGAAGCACCTAATTATCAATATGTAGCAGGTAGGTTAATTAATTATCATTTGCGTAAGCAAGTTTACGGCGATTACCAACCCTGTAGTCTATTAGAACTGGTAAAGAAGAATGTTAGTAGAGGATTCTACGATGCTCCTCTACTAGATGCTTATAGCGAAGATGAGTGGAATGAATTAAACAAAGAAATCGATCACAGCAAAGACGAAAATTTTACATATGTTGCCATGGAACAATGGCGCGGAAAATATCTTGTACAAAATCGTGTAACTGGTGAAATTTATGAAACTCCGCAAATGGCATATATGCTGATCGCAGCAACACTATTCCAAAATTATTCTAAAGAAACAAGACTACAATGGGTAAAGGACTATTATAATGCGGTATCTGATCATGATATTAGTTTGCCTACCCCCATTATGGCTGGTGTACGTACACCACAAAAACAATTTAGTTCGTGCGTGCTCATTGAGACTGATGATAGCTTGGACAGTATTAATGCTACTGCTAGCAGCATCGTACGATACGTCAGCCAAAAAGCCGGAATTGGTATTGGAGCAGGACGAATTAGGGCTTTGGCTTCGCCTATTAGGAATGGAGACGCCTACCATACGGGTGTAATTCCTTTTTATAAACATTTCCAAAGTGCAACTCGCAGTTGCAGTCAAGGTGGAGTACGCAATGGTGCAGCCACTTTGTACTATCCCATATGGCATTTAGAAGTCGACGACTTGTTAGTACTCAAAAACAATAAAGGCACAGAAGACAATCGTGTGCGACACATGGACTATGGTGTGCAGTTTAACAAACTAATGTACGAGCGACTGATCACAGGCGGCGACATTACTTGTTTTAGTCCTCACGATGTTCCAGAAATGTACGAAGCATTCTTTAACGACCAAGATAAATTTAAAGAACTGTATGAACGTGCAGAACGCAATACTAAACTACGTAAAAAAACTTATAAAGCATTAGACTTATTTGGTAAGTTTATGCAGGAAAGAAAAGATACTGGTAGAGTCTATTTAATGAATGTAGATCATGCTAATACTCATAGTCCGTTTAAAGAAAAAATTGCTCCTATTAAAATGAGTAATTTATGTACCGAAATTGACTTGCCTACTGTACCACTTAAAGACTTGAACGACCCCGATGGGAGAATTGCACTATGCACATTGAGTGCAACCAACTGGGGGAATGTTAAAACACCAAAAGATTTTGAACGTATGTGTACATTGGCAGTACGGGGTCTGGATGCATTGCTGAGTTATCAACATTATCCAGTCTTGGCCGCTAAGTTGGCCACAGATGAATTTAGGCCATTGGGTATTGGTATTATTAATTTTGCATACTTTTTGGCCAAGCACGACGTTAGTTACAGCGACCCGCGAGCATTAGCATTGGTTGACGAGTATGCCGAAGCATGGAGCTATTACCTGATCAAAGCCAGTGTGGATCTTGCCAAAGAGCAAGGGGCTTGTGGTCGTTGGAAAGATTTAAAGTCATCTGATGGTATATTGCCAATCGATACACGTAAGTCGGAAGTTGATGAATTGGTCCTGCACCAAGAGCGCATGAATTGGGAAAGTTTAAGAGCAGATGCAGCACAGTACGGACAAAGAAATGCCACTCTAATGGCATTAATGCCTGCTGAAACTTCTGCACAGATCAGTAACAGCACAAATGGTATAGAACCTCCACGCAGCTATGTCAGTGTTAAACAGAGCAAGCATGGAGTGTTGAAACAAGTTGTGCCCGAGTACAGAAAATTAAAAAACAAATACGAACTGTTGTGGGATCAAAAGTCCCCCGAAGGTTATTTGAAAATTTGTGCAGTGCTTCAAAAATACATCGATCAAGGCATCAGTGTTAACACCAGTTACAATCCGCATCATTATGAAGATGAAAAAATTCCAATGAGTGAAATGATTGGCCACTTGTTACTATGCTATAAGTATGGTACTAAGCAGCTATACTATTTTAACACCATGGATGGTCAAGGTGAAATTGACATCGATAAATTAGCAGTTAAAAAAGAAGAACTTACTATACCTGTCGATCAAGAAGATTGTGATAGTTGCGTCATTTAAGGAATTAAAATATGAAAAAAATCTTTTCGGTACTTTTATTTGTTTTTGCAATACCGGTGTTTGCACAACAGCCATCGCTTACTATCTGTCAAGGCAAGTTTGCGTTATGTGCCGCAAGCACTTGCACCAAGACAGGAAAAACTATCACCACCAATAACGGTGTAACGTATCCCGAAGTTGTATGTAAGTGCCCTGTACTAGAAGGTCCCAGCATTGCTGATTTGAGTGCAGGTGTCATGAAAGGTAGTTGTAGCGTCGACGATCCAACAACACAAGTTTGGAGTCTATTTGCACCACGTTTAGTTGAAGGATTTCATTATCCACAAGAAGCCAATAACTTTGTAAGAACTCCTCCCAGTGCCACTAAAGCCAAAATTCAAAGTTGTCCTGGTGCAATTGCTGAAGGATCTACTAACTGCTGGGGCATGATGTGTAAGTATGATAAGAATCCAACAAATGGAACCGTAACTGCTACTTGTAGTTGTCCAATTGGCCAAATTGCTAAAGGCACAGAATTTTTAACAGAAGCGGGACAAGGTAATAAAGCGGCCTGTGCAAAACATCCAGTGGCCGCACCGAACCCACTGGCAACACCGACTAATCCGACAAAGTAAGGAATCGAATTTAAAATGAGCGTTTTTAATATTAATAACAAAGGTGATCACACCAAAGCATTGGCATTTTTAGATCCAAACGGACCTGTAAATATTCAACGTTACGAAACGTTAAAATATAGACAGTTTGAAAAATTAACAGATAAACAACTAGGCTTTTTTTGGAGACCCGAAGAAGTTGATTTGTTACGTGACGCCAAAGATTTTAAAGAACTGACTGCATTTGAACAGCATATCTTTACCAGTAACTTAAAGCGACAAATTCTACTAGACAGTGTTCAAGGTCGTAGTCCTAATTTAGCGTTACTGCCACTGGCCACAATTCCTGAATTAGAAACTTGGATCGAAACTTGGGCGTTCAATGAAACTATTCATAGTCGTAGTTATACACACATTATTCGAAATGTTTTCAGTGATCCCAGTAAAGTATTTGACGACTTGTTAACCATTGAGCCTATTGTTGCATGTGCTAAAGATATTGGTCGATATTACGACGACTTAATTCAGGCCAGTCTTTGGTATCAGACACTGGGGGTAGGCAAGCACACTGTTAACGGTAAGGAAATCATTGTTGATCTTTATGAATTAAAGAAAAAATTGTGGTTGTGTTTAAATTCTGTTAATGCACTAGAAGGCATAAG